TGCACTTCTAACAGTTTCACCATCATCCGATATATTTTTCCAAAACTTAGAGTAGTGACTAATAAACTCTAAACTGTTGCTGTTAGCCAGGCAAAACATCAATTCACCAACTAAATAATAAGGTGATATCAGTCTTATTTTTGAAGTAAAAAGCTTGTCAACAGGTAACTCTAAGCATTGATTTATGAGCTCAGTGGTATCATCTACTCTATTGCCTTCTTTGAGTAATTTAATTAATACATCATTATAATTTTTCAATTATTTCACCTCATTTATAGTCTATTTGGGGAGCATTAACTCCCCAAAATTTTATACTTCATAGACTTCTTTTATTTTGAAGGTGTTGAATCCTTTCTTTTCTCCGTACTCAAGAGCAAATTCTAATTTCCCGTCAATAGCTTCGTGTATATCTAATAACAAGTTCCCGTATTGCTCAAAGTTTTGGAATTCTATATCTATACCAGAGTCCATCGCTCTAAGCAATTCATTAACTATATGAATTTGAAAGCCTTGAGTTATAACCTGGTTCATGAATAATTTATAGTTTTTGTACTCTCCTTCTAAAATACTGAACCATATAACGACCATCGGGTCACCTTTTTTTGAGGCTTTCAGTTCCATTTTTTCAACTTTTACTTCATAAGTTCCATGCGGAACTTCTTTGAACTCACCTGTTCCACCATTTTCTGCTGCTTCTTTTACATCTTTTCTTAATCCTGTTACATCAATTGCCTTATCAAATTTACTCCATATGTTTTCTGCCATTTTTAATTCCTCCTTATTTTTTTTTTTTTTAGTTTCTTGGTTTTCTTGTTCTTTTTACAGTTTCAGCTTGTTCAACTTTTTCTTCTGTTTGTTTAGTTTCTTGAACTTCTTCAGTAAAATTTTTTTGCTCTTCTTTCTGTTCTTCTTCTACTTGTTCACCTTGTTTTTCTTCCTTTTTAGCTCTTCTCTCTGTTTTTACAGTTTCATTTCTTAAGTCATATATTTTCATTAGGTTATCCCAAGAAAGAGGCATTTTCTCAACATTAACACCCTTTAATCTTGTACCTCCAAAAGTTATTTCATCATTTGGGATTTGTAGCATTCTAGTTCCGTCATTTTCCTTTACTGCTCTGACAACTAAGTCAACCATTCCAGCTAATTTATTAGCTATGGGCTCTGGTATATTTGGAGCTATTCTCGTTATCTTATCGCCGTTTTTCTTTGTTACATCTTTAGTGCAATCTTCATGCGATATTATTATTAAATTTTCATAATCAAGATTGAAATATCTTCTCATTGTACTTAGATATTCCGTTTTGATTATGTCCCAGCCTTTTCCAAAAGTGCTATCAGATTCATGTTGTATTCCTAACTCTTCATATTTATACAATCTACACATCTCTCTAGTATCTTCCACGAGGTCAATCATTACAGTCTTAAAGTCATTTTGCTTTTTCTCAAGTTCTGTAATTGTATCCTTGAAAACTTCCCAAGCTAATTTCCTTTTTGTAACTCTTCCTTCGACAATCACAACATCCTTTATACTCAAATATGGCATTGTAACATCTTCAATATTTCCATCAGTATTTAAGTTTAGTGGATTTGGTGCATCATCACACATTGTAGTTTTTCCTGAAGTTGGTACACCGTATATCCAAATTTTTTTCTTTTTTCTTTCTCCTAACACTCTTCTTTCGCTACTTGGTAACATTTCAACACTCTCCTTTTTTATTATGTCATACGTTTTGTTTTCTTGACAAAATCCTTTAAAATTACACCAACCACATAAATACGTTGGGTTAGGTGCAAATTCTTTTTCTTCCAATATTTTTTTGATATCGAATGCAAATTCAACAACTTTGTTTGCATCATACGGCACTTCTCTAATTTGAACATTCATTTTAGATAGCTCTGATACAATTCTTTTTCTAAACTCAAATGTGGTTTCTTCTTGTTTTTGTTTTATCTGTGTTTTTGGAATAAATAAGAATAGCAAATGCTTTACTGTTTTCTTGTATTGTTTCTCATAAAAGTATTTGTACTCATGCAGTTGTCCAGACTTCATGTAATTGTCAATATTATTACTATATTTGAAGTCAACTATATTTACTGTTCCATCATCATTATGCACAACTAAGTCAATGAATCCTTTGAAGTTATCATCTTCAATTATAACTTCATGTTCCCATTTACCAGGGAACGCCTCTTGTAATATTGCCATTATGTTCGGGTATAATGTTTCTAACTTATAAGCTTCGTTTATGTGTGCATCTGATATTATAGGATAGCTCCTATAATATTCATTAATTGCTTCTTTTAGATTTTTTTCTATAGCACTATGAACCATTACACCAACAGTAAGAGGACTTGATGGGTCATAATCAGAAAGAGTTGTAAATTCATCTAAATATTGAAGCTTAAAACGATACGGGCATTGATTGAATGTTTCTACCCTTGAATGACTAAACTTAATGTTATTCACCTCCAATATGTTATAATTTGTCATCTTTTGTATATGATACATTATAACATATTTTACATGTTTTGTAAAATATTTTTTACATTTTGTTAAAAATATTTTACTCTACAGTTATTATATCTGATTTTCTTATAATTACTATTTTATATTTCATTTTTCACCTCCAAAATTAATTTTTTAAACTCTTCAAACTGGCTCGGATATAACACCATAGCTATTCCGCCTGCTTTTTTAATTTCTTCAATGTTCCATTTCTGAAGCTCTGAAAGTTTACCGTTAGGAGCTTTAACCTCAACAGCTATAAATCTACCATTTAGGCATACTAATAAATCAGGTATACCTTCTTTCGTAAATGCTCCACCTCCCCAATATTTAAGTACCCAAGCTCCCTGCTCTTTCAAGAATTTTTTTATCTTGTTTTCAAAATTTTTCTCTGCTGCCATTAATCACATCCCCATCTTCTTCAATTATAGCCATTTGGCAACCTGAATTGCTATTTGGTGAAGTTGCTTCCATTGAGCATTTATTTTCTGACTCACAAACATCGTTTTTCTCGCACGAATGACAACACAAGTTATCATTGATCACCTCACACGTACTTTCACATCTTATCATTTAATCAGCCTCCGTATTTTTTTCTAAACAGCTCGTCTGTATAATCTTTCCGCATTTCCAACAATTCATAAATATCTTCATCTATGCTATTTTCTGTAATCAAATAGTAGTAAAAACAGGTTCTATTTTGTCCTATTCTATGTGTCCGTTTTTTAGATTGTTCAAATAATTCTGAACGTTCTGGCAAGCTAAAATATATTATTTTGTTTGACTTTTGCAGATTAAGTCCCATTGAACCAGCTTGATACTGAATGAAAGTTATACTGTTTTCGTGTTCTTCATAATTTGTCAAATCCTTAATTTCTCCATTTACCACGCTTATTGGTCTATCAGTTATAGATTTTAATTTTTCTAATTCTTTGTTGAAGTTATAAAAAATTATTAATCTATCTTCTGTGCTGTCGATTAAGTCTTTCAGCGCATCGATTTTGTTTTCATTATAACAACTCGCAAGCATCCTTGCATATAGTCTTTTTGTGAGTGTTGTATCCCCAACGAGTTCTAGGTCATCTGATTTTAAAATACTATGTTGAATATAATAATTATATTCTTTAGTACTTTTGACTTTTACTAAATTGTGAACCTGTTCCGGTAAACTTAAAACATCCTCAGTTTTCATGAATATTGCTCCATGTTGTTTCAGCTTGGATTTAAGACGTTCAACGTTTTTATATCCAACAACTTTTGGCACTTTAAATTCTCCTACTTCCAACCACTCAACATCAATATATTGTTTCCAGTATAGTTTTTTATCTATATCCCAACCAAGTAATTTTAGTTGACTGTATAAGTTCTCGTATTTCCCTGAGGTAGGTGTTCCGGAAAGTAATATGACTCTGCTTGGTTTCATTTTAAATATGAATTTAGACCTTTTAGATGTTTCATTTTGTATCACAGACGATTCATCTAGCATCAATGTAAAATCTGTTAATTTTAAAAGTTCTTTACGTCTGAAAAGCAAGTCATAATTTATTATCCCAATGAACTGACACGTATTTTTTTGTTCACATAACATCATAAATTGAGTTAAATTATTTTTATCTGTTAGGTTATATGTTTCAATCATGTAATTATCTTTGAAGTGTTTTAACCACGTTGAAATTAATGACTTTTGACAAACTATCAGATTAATATTTTTTTTTAATGATATTAATTTTTCACTACCGACGAATGTTTTACCTAATCCCATATCCAAGTAGTAAGCTACTTTGTTTTTATCTTCAGTCTGTTTAAGTGCCTCTATTTGATGTTCAAATAGTTTTATTTTATCTCACCTCCAATTATGTTTAAAAATAGTTTTCTTTCATCTTCAGTCCATTTATCAACTTTTTTCATATCCACACAAGCTTGTTTTTCTGTTATGCTCCATTTTTTAGAGTTATATATTTTCATTTTTGCACCTCTTTTTTTATCTTGTGGTTTCATTATTTCTTTCAAATAGGCGAGTTGCATCTCTGCTATTTCTTTTGCTCGTGATTCTTTAATTTTTATCACCTCTATTATTTACTTAACATTGTCACAACAGTCCAATTTTGAGTCCTAACAGTGCAAACTGTTTACTTTTTCCAATTATCGTTGCTACCGGTTCAACTTTCAAAATTATTCTCCTTTCTTTTGTTCTTTTTGTTGAACCTCAGGAGTAAAAAAATATATATTCATTTCCTCCAAAGGTATACCTAATAATTCACAGCTTTTTTTCATCTCATATTGGTCAAATTCAGATTTGTTGTTTAGCTTCATGCTGAGTGAAGCTCTAGAGATATTCAATGCTTCAGCAAACGCATCTTGAGTTTTGAATTTTTCTTTAATCTTTCCATTTAACTTACTATAGTCAAATTGTATCATTTTATCACCTCCTAATTTTATATATTAAATTCTGGTACGCTTCTGGTATTAATTTGAATGCATCCGTTGAATGCATTTATGATTTATTATCAACGGACGCAAACTATCTGCTTTTTACTATTTATCGAGTATCTCATGGGTAATTGTGATATCTTTATTTGCTCTATTTTTTATGAATTCAATTTCTTTTATTAATCGTGGATTGTTGTTCTCTTTTATCCCAAAAGCGATATTATAGCCAATTGGTCTAACGTGCTTATATTCTGTTTTATATTTTTGGTACAAGTCATTAGCGTTCATAAACTCTTTCATGATGTGCACTTTTCCATCCTTTTCAGCGTATACAATTGTTGGTAATTTTTCTTTTGGAATCTTATTGCTTTTAATTTGTTTTGGTTTAGTTACTATCGCATATATTGCTTCTATTTGGTCATTATGTAAAATAACTTCTTGTTCAACTGCTACATTGTCTATTGCTTCTTTTATTTTTTCTTCATCCATTCCATCTTTAAGTTGCTGCTTTACACATTCAGCTATATGTTTCATTTCTTTAGTTGGTTTTGCAGGTTTTGCAGGTTTTGCTGGTGTTTCTGGCTCAGCTGTCAATTTTGAAATTTCAGTGACTAATTCAGCCTTATTTAATGTCCACCAATTTTTTACTTTAAATTCTTTAGCTAATTCTTTAAGCTCTTTTGTAGATTTTCCGTTCAATTCAATGGTTGTCATTTTAATTACCTCCCTATGTTTTTGTTTTTCACATTAAGGATTATATCATATATTTACAATTTTGTAAATATTTTTTTACATTTTTTATAAAATTTTTTACAATATTTAACAAATGCAATAGTTTGTTAATATTTATATTGTAGAATAATGTAAAAATACTATCATATTAACATATTAACATATTATAAGTTCAAGATGAGTTCAATATGGTTCAAGATGAATTTTATGAAGCTGAACTCGTGAAAATAAATAAAATCAACATGTTGGCATAGCGGTTCAAGATGGTTCATCATTTTTAACAACTTTAAGATAATTTTTATATAAAATAATCTATTTTATATAAATATATAAGAAAAATAATAGATAATAGGATGAAAAATGATGAACCATCCTGTTGCTGGTTGTGATGGAGTCAATAAAATCAACTGTTTGGTATGGTTCAAGATGAGTTCAGCTTGGTTCAGGAT